GTCGATGGCGCGGCTGTCTGGGAGCATGGAGGTCCGGTTCGCCGACAACGTTTTGCTTGATCAGGCGGTTGCGGGTGATCCCTGCGAGCTGGTGTTTTCGTATGGCCTGGCGACCGGCGAGGCGATCACCTTCACGGCTCACAAGGTCTATCTGCCCCGGCCTCGCATTGAAGTGAACGGGCCACAGGGCGTCCAGGCCACTTTCGATTGGATGGCTGCCCAGGACGATGCGGGCGGGCCCATGTTCTCGGTCGTGCTTACGAACGATGTGGAGGTTTATTGATCATGCTGAAGCTGAATCTTTCGAAGGAGCCGAAATGGATCGACCTGGTTCCTGGCGTCCGCCTGAAATGCTGCGCACTGACCACGGCGATCATGGTTCAGGCGCGCGCTGATCCGGCTGTTCAGGCGGTGCCGGGAGACGCCAGGGACGAGGACCGGGGCTTTGTCTTTGCACAGGCGCTGGGCCGGATCGTGATCCTCGAGTGGGAGGGCGTCGGCGATGAAGAGGGCGAGGTCCTGCCTGCGTCGCCTGAAAACATCGACACCTTTCTCGAGGTCTGGCCGATCTTCGAGGCGTTTCAGGAGCGGGTCGTTTCCAGGGCGCTGCTCTTGGAATCGGAAAAAAACGTCTGATCGCTCTCGCCGACTGGCAGTTCGGCGGGGGCGATAATTACTGCGCAGTTTGCGTCGGACCATGTCCGGAATGCCCAGCCAAGCTGAACGCCCCACTCACGGTTGAGGGGGTGCAGGTCTGGGACCTGGTGGGGCGGCTCGGGGGCCAGCTGAGAGCGACCCAGAAGACCATCCTTGGTTGGGACATGTGCGCAGCACTGGCGATGGGCGACGCGCTGGGCGTGGATGGCATGGTGCTGGTGGAAATGCTGCCAGAGATCGAGGCCGTGATGGTCCGCAAGATAAACGAGCAGATCGGGGGTTCCGGGTGACTGAAAAACGGGTTTTTGTCCGTCTCGCATCGCGGGGCGGCAAGAAGGTAGAGGCTGACCTGAAGGGGATCGGTGACAAGGGCTCAGAGGGGTTCCGTCGGGTTTCGCGCGAGGTCGAGATCGCCAATGCCAGGCTTGCGGCTTTTGCGCGTCGTGCTGGCCTTGCGGCCAAGGCGGCGGCGGCTGCCGCGGTCGTGGCGGGTGGTGCGATGATCCGCAACGGTCTGCAGGTCGTGGATGCACAGGCGAAGCTGGCGCAATCCCTGAACACCACGGTCGAATCCATCCAGGTCCTGGCGCGCGCTGCTGATCTGTCCGGATCCTCGTTTGAGGCGGTCGAAGGTGGGGCGGCTCGTTTGACGCGGCGGCTGTCTTTGTTCGCCTCGAATGGCGGCGGTCCTGCAGCGAAGGCGATCGCGGCGCTGAACCTCAACGCGGAGGAGTTGCTGGCGATGCCGCTCGATCAGCGCATCGATGCCGTTTCAAGTTCGATCCGCGCCAATGCGTCGGCCTCCGAGCAGGCGGCGCTGTTCAGCCAGCTGTTTGGCGATCGGGCGTTCATTGCCATGCAGCGGCTGGATTCCGCGACGCTTCGCCAGGCCACGGAGGATGTGCGGGATTTCGGCGTGGTCGTGTCGGAGGCAGACGCGGATCAAATCGAGCGGACGAATGACGCCATTTCCCGGCTGGGCCTTATCTGGCGCGGCCTTTCGAACCAGCTCGCGGTTGCGGCTGCTCCGGCGCTCGAGGCGGTGGCGGAGGCAATGGCGGCGGCGGCGCGGGTGACCGGGCCTTTCGGTCGGGCAATCACGGTGCTGTTTGAAAATCTCGGTCGGATCGCAGCGACGGCTGGTGCCTTCGCGGCATTGTTGGCGGGCCGGTGGGTTGTCAGCATGGCGGCGGCGGCTGCAAGCACCATCCGGTTGTCGGGTGCGCTGACCTTCCTGAAGGGTGCAATCATGCGGACCGGCATTGGTGTTTTGGCGGTCGCGGCGGGCGAGGCGATCTACCAGTTTGCGCGCCTGGTCAAGTCGACGGGCTCACTCGGTGAAGCCTGGGAGCTGCTAAAGGATATCGCGGCGGAGGTCTGGAAAAAGATCAGCCTTTCGGCGGCTGCGTCCTGGGCTCGCATCGAGGCCGGGTGGGCCGGGATGCAGGCCACGATCTACGACGGGCTACAGCGGACAATGGACGCGATCGTTGGCTGGACCAATGCGACGATCGGGGCCTTCGTCGGGGCCTTCGATGCGGTCAAGGCCACCTGGTCGATGCTGCCTTCGGCGATCGGTGATTTCACGTTTCAAGCTGCAGACGCACTGATCGATGGCGTCGAGTCGATGATTAACGGGGTGATCACGCGGATCAACACCTTCATCACGGCGCTGAACAAGGCGCTGGAGCTGCTTCCTGATTGGGCGACGGGCGAGGACGGGATCACGATCGGCACGCTGGGTCCGGTTGATCTGTCTGGTGTCGCCAATCCGTTTACCGGGGCGGCTGCCGAGGCTGGTACGGCGGCGGGCGATGCGTTCCGGGCCGCGGCGGGTGTCGAGTATCTTGGTCGGAATGAGCGGTTTGAGGGCATGGCCGATGCGGCGCGCGGTCGGGCGGATGGCTACACCGAGGCGGCGGGCATGCTGGCGCGGGCGGCGGCGGCTCCGTTGACCGCCTGGGAGCGTTTGCGCGCTCTGGTCACTGGTACCGGTGACGCGCTGGATGAAACGGTGACTCCTGCGGCGGCGCTCGAAGAAGAGCTGGACGACGTAGCGGACGCCGCGGCGGGTGCAGGCGCAGCTGGCAAGAAGGCGGGCAAGGACCTGTCGGGCGGTGCCGAGGCGGCGCTGACCGGCTGGGCTGCGGTCGCGGCGAAGCTGTCCGACTATTCGAAGGGCGCGATGGATACCGGCGCGCAGATCGGTGATGCGCTGGTCGGTGCCTTTCAAGGGGCGGAGTCGGCTATCGATCGGTTCGTGAAGACCGGGAAGTTGTCGTTTCGCGATCTGACGGTTTCGATCATCGCGGACCTGGCAAAGATCGGTGCGCGTCGGTTCATCTTGGGTCCGATCTCGAATGCGCTCGGCGGTATCCTGGGTGGGCTTGGTGGAGGTGCGTCTGGTGGTTCTGGGGGCGGTGGTTTCCTTGCTGGCCTTGGTAAGATGTTTGCGAACGTTTTCCATCAGGGCGGCATTGCTGGGCAGGCCGGTCCTGGTCGGATGGTTCCGGCGGCTGCTTTTGCCGGTGCGCCTCGAATGCACACCGGCGGATGGGCTGGTCTGAAGTCTGACGAAGTGCCAGCCATTTTGCAGCGCGGCGAGCGCGTCTTGAACCGGCAGGAATCTGCGGGATACGGCGGCGGCGTCACGGTCAACATCAACGCCCGGGATGCCGAGAGCTTCCGCCAGAGCCGCACGCAGATCGCGGCGGATATTTCGCGCGCGGTCGCGATGGGCCGGAGGAATATGTAGTGGCGTTTCACGATGTTCGGTTTCCTGACAACATCAGCCGCGGCGCGCGCGGTGGTCCGTCGCGGCGCACGCAGATCGTGGAGCTGGCCTCGGGTGCCGAGGAGCGCAACGCGTCTTGGGCAGATTCCCGTCGGCGCTACGATTGCTCCTATGGCATCCGGCGGGCCGATGACCTTGCGGCTGTCGTGGCGTTCTTTGAGGCGCGAAATGGGCGGCTGCACGGGTTCAGGTTCAAGGATTGGAGCGATTACAAATCCTGCCTCCCTTCCGAGACGCCTTCCAACGTGGATCAGGTCATCGGTATCGGCGACGCGGCGATGGTCGAATTCCAGTTGCTGAAACTCTACACCTCCGGCGGCGTTTCCTGGGCGCGGGCCATCGAGAAGCCGGTCGCGGGCTCGGTCGTGATCGCGGTAAATTCCATCGAGACGGTGACCGGCTGGACGCTCGATGCTGGTACCGGGGTTGTCACCTTTGGGGTCGCGCCTGCCGACGGCGCGGTCGTGACGGCGGGCTTCCAATACGATGTGCCGGTGCGGTTCGATTCCGACGATCTGGATGTGACGCTGCGCCTGGAAAACCTCGGCTCGATTACTTCGATCACGCTCATCGAAATCCGGAAACGGGCCGATGTGGTTGTGGTTGTGCCTCCGGTGGTACCAGAGCCTCCCTTGGACCCGCGTCCTATCTATGTCTGGTCGGATATCTTTACCGATCACTCGGCGACGCCTGTCTTTGGCGATAACGACGCGGGCGCGGACTGGACGGGTTGGGGCGCGAATTACGCGACTCTGGCGGAGCGTGAAAAGCCTGCGCACATCCCGCTTGAGTGGTTCATGCAGAATGTCCTGGCGAATGATGCGCCGACCGGGGCGATTCTGGATCTGACTTCGCCCACTGGCGAGATTTTTTACGACGGGCGGATGCAGCCACCTGGCACATCGCGGGCGCGCAACATCACGCTTGATTTGACGGGCAACGTGATCAAACGGGGCGGGTCCGGTTCTGACTTCGGCGTCATGTTCATTTGGGGCGAGCCGGTGAACGATCCGGCGCTGGCGTCAGCTGCTACCGTGGGGGTCGATGCTGCCGAGGGTGACTTCGTGATTTTCCTCAACGATCCGGATGCGGACACGGAGTCTTTGCTCGGTGCGGCGGCAGCTGGTGCCATCATCGAAATCCGCACGAACACGACGCGGGCGGGCTACCATCCGGAGGAGAGCCGTGCTCGGTTGTTTGTCGCCTCCGTCGATGCGACGGCAAAATCGATCACCTTCGTTGATCCTCTGCCTCTCGATGTGCCGGTGAGCAATCCGATTGGCGATTTTGAATCGTCCGATCCCTCTACGCTGGTGTTGCTGCAGGGGTCGCTGCTGACGGCGAATGCTCCGGCGGGCGCAACCACCATCGTTATGGCTTCGGCGGCTGGTCTGTCGATCGGCGATTGGCTGGTGGTCGGCACCAATGAAATCCCTGGGTTCGATGCGGGGGGCAATGGCCTGAACCAATTCTACGACGGCTTTGCCGGTGCCTTTGCGGTCAGTCCGGATTTGGATGTCGATGTTAACGAGGATTTTGGTGGCACGCCTGTGGCCATCAACGAGGAGACACACCAGATCGCGTCGATCTCAGGCAACGTGGTCATGCTGACCGGGGCGCTGGGCAAGAACAAACTTCTGCGTTGGCAATGCTACGCCTACAAGGTGGACGTGATCGAGGGCTTTGAAATGGTCGGCGGTTCTTTCGTCGGTCAGTCAAACCATGGCGGCGCGTCGGCTTGGCACCACCAGTACATCTGGGCTCGATTCTGCATCAATTCGATTTTCCGCGACATGCAGTTCGATTGGGACGACGCGATCACGAACAGGCAGCTCCGTCGCACCGGCCAGGCGGTTCGGTGCGACAACGGCGACAACAACCTGATCGACAATCTGGACATCGGCTATCCCGGTTCGGTCGATGCTGGTGAGGGCTATGGCGTTTCACTGCGGAAGGGCGAGCGCAATTCGACCATCTCAAACTGCTATTTCACCGGCTGTCGTCACTCGATCGAGTTCTGGTCCACCTCCGGCGGCTGCGTCGCGGAAGATAATCACGCGGCGAACGACACCAGTTCCTCGATCGACACGCACGGCAATTGGAACACCGGCATCATCATCCGCAACAACCTGGTGTCGCGCGATCGGGATATCGCTGGTATTTCGGGCGATACGGGTAACGGGACGGGCGATCTGGATAACGCGACGGACGCCATCCGGATCGGCAACAACAAGTTCATCTGGGACGAGAATATCCAGGTCCTGAACAATCGGGTCATCGGCTACGATGGCAATGCGCTGTCGCTGGTGCCGGGGGTCTTTGATGTCACGGTGGACGGGCTCGAAGTGGATGGGTGTTGGCGCATCCTGAATTTGAAAAATAACGCGCGCCATCCGGACACCTTCCTGCGGAATTGCCAAATCCTGAACGTGACGGCGAAAAACATCCGCGATCGCTGGATCGATATTCGGCACAACATTCAGGGCGCGCCTGTTTCGGGGGTCAATTACAACCGGCGGGTCGCTGACGATCTGCTGCTGAAGAACTGGACGATTGGCGCTGATGGACCGACGGGCCGTCCGGATATTCCGGAGCCGGGGGCGGTCGTGACCGGGATGCAGTTCCTGCATTGCAACGGGCTGGTTCTGGAAAACTTCACGATCACCGGGGCCAATGTCACGAATTCGGAGTGGTTCGTTTTCCTGCAGGAGATCGACGATGTGTCGTTCATCAACTGGACGATCGAGGTCCTGCCCGACACTTCGGGCGGCGATATGGACCAGTTTCTCTATGTGAAAAACGCGACCAACATTCGGGGCGCGATCACGCTGACCGGGCTCAATGTGGAGCAGGCAGAACCTGGTGATCCGTTTCTGGCCTATTTCAATGATGGCAGCGGGACGGCATCGACCACGGATACCGCATTGACCATCACTCATGACCTCGGGCCATCGCCCAAGGTCATTAATGGACCTCCGGCTGGGTTCACCCTCAATCTCGTGCAGGTCTGACGCGGATACCGCCCGAGCCACCTCAAACTGCAGAGCCCGACATGACCGATGAACAAGAACAGCGCTGGCGCGAGCGCGGTGTCGAATTTGGCCGATTGCAGGCTGGCCTTCAGGATGCGCTCCGACGGCTGGAGCGTACTGAAATGAAGCTGGAGAAGCTCATCTGGTGGATCATGATCACCGGCGTTGGCGCGGCCATGGGCTCGGCGAGCTACGTGATCCGCCTTATCTCGGAGGGCTTGTGATGCAAATCATGCAACCATTATTTCTGACCGCTGCCGCGTTCAGCGCAGTGGTTGGCTATTCGATGCCTGACATTCAGCGGGCCCTGAACCCACCACCTATCACGGTGCATTCTCTGACGATCGTGGACGACCGATGCCCCTGGCAAGGGGTCGAGTTCCGCGGCTGCGTCATCCAGGAGCGGACGGTTGAGGGGCCTGGGGAGTTCTTTTTCGCGGCCTGGAATGCGGCAGTGCTGTTTGACGACACGCGGCGTCCGGTACCGGGCTGCGCTGGCGACGGTGCCTGGCAGTACCGGGTCGGCTCATCGGCTGCGGAAATCCCCTTGCCCATCTGGGTCGGCAGCAAAATCTGCACCTTGGAAAAGCTGCGCGCCACCTATGGCGATCGAGAATTCCGGCTCCTGGCCTCGTGGCATTGGGGCTCGGACCAAAGCACGCACCTCAGCTCGGCGTTCACGCTGACTGAGTGATCCCTGGCCCCGGGCGCGGGGCCTTTTCTTCAATGTTGGAGGACATCATGCGCAAGACGTATCATTTGGCGCGCGCCGAGATCGGCACGTTTGAGTGGGCTGAGGGCAGCAATCCTGTCGTCGACCGGTATTTTGATGAGGTCGGGTTCCCGACGATGAGGGACGACACCGCTTGGTGCGCGGCCTTTGTCGGCTCGATGCTGCATCGCTCCGGGCTGCCGCACACCCGCAAGTTGACCGCGCGCTCGTACCTCGATTGGGGCAAACCGGTCGATCTGAACGATGCCGAGGCTGGTGACGTCGTGATCTTCTGGCGCGGCTCTCCCGAAAGCTGGACGGGCCATGTGGCGTTTTTCGTTCGCCGCGAAGGCACGCGGATCATCGTGGTCGGTGGCAATCAGCGGGATCAGGTCAGCGAGACCGGGTATCCGGAGGCGCAGCTGCTGGGCGTGCGGCGCATGACGCTCACCTCGAAAACCCAAAGCACGACGCTTCGGGCAGCGGCGGGTGCCGCGGTCGCGGGGGCCGGTGGCGTGGCGGCAGCGGTCGGTCAGCTGGATCCAGCCGCGCAGTTGATGCTGATTGGCGCGTCCTGCCTGGTTGGGCTCGGGCTGCTGTGGATCGTGCGCGAGCGTCTGCAAAAATGGGCAGAGGGCGATCGGTGATGATCCGCTGGATCAGGGGCTGGATGGTGGCGGTCGCGTTGACGATCGCGGCCATCCTCACGGCGTTCATGCGCGGTGCTGCCGAGGGGCGGCGTAAATCAGAGGACAAGGCCAATGAAGCGACGCGGGATGCATTGGAATCCGGCCAGGAGGCTGTGCGGGATGGGCGTGGTCGTTCTGCAGCTGACCGGCTGCGCGACAACGACGGGCGCTGGTAGTGCGGGGTGCCTCGCCTATGCGGAGGCGCGTCTGTCTCTTCCGCCTGTGGAGACGATCACGGCTGTTCCGGCGCCGTGGGCCGAATGGGTGGCGCGGACCGATGATCGGATGACGGGGACCTGCCGATGAAGTCGCTTTCCCCACAACTGCAGGGACATCTGGACGATGGCACGACGACGCTGTCTTGGTGTTGGCGCATCACGCGGCTCGATGGCGTGGTTTATGGCTTCACCGACCATGATCGCGCGCTGGCCTTTGGTGATACGGTCTGTGAGCCGGAGGCGGGGCTGACGGCATCCGAGATCCGCTCCGGCTCTGATCTGTCGGTGGACAGTCAGGATGCCGAGGGTGTGCTGCGGTCGGACCGGATCAACG